TTTATCAATGAGGCAAACGAAATAACCTACGAAGATTTTTTCCAGTTAAACATGAGAACAACTGACCGAGTTATTATTGACTACAACCCGTCAGAGGAGTTTTGGGTTGAACAAATAAAGGTTAGAGATGATGCAGATTTTCATATTACAACATATTTAGATAATCCGTTTTTACCTGCCGTTTTAGTGCGTGAGATTGAACGAATTAAAGAAATTGATGCTGACTATTGGCGAGTCTATGGGTTAGGCTTACAAGGCTACATTCGAGGTCAAATATTTATGAACTGGAAGGAATCAAATAAATTTCCTGACTCTGTTAAATGGACTTGTTACGGTTTAGATTTTGGATTTACAAATGATCCTACCGCTTTGGTTAAGGTTGGCATTTCAGATGGTGAGCTACACGTTGAAGAGTTAATCTATGAGCATGGTTTAACGAATGACGATATTTGTGAAAGATTAAGGGGCTTCGGATTAAACAGAACAGATGTAATTGTTGCCGATTCAGCAGAACCAAAATCAATTGAAGAAATATACAGGCAAGGCTTTAATGTAAGAGGCGTTACAAAGGGCAAGGATTCAATATTAAACGGCATTGATATACTTAAACGACAACCATTAATTGTATGCGGTGAATCGCTTAATTTGAAGAAGGAATTTAAGAACTATAAATGGCAAAGTGATAAAAACGGCAATCATATTAATAAACCGATTGACTTTTACAATCACGCTTTAGATGCTTTGAGATACGTTGGCTTATTCAAATTAAAGATTGTTAACGCTGGAAAATATACGGTGCGTTAAATTTTAATTACATTTGCTGAAACTAAAACTATGAAAGACTACCAAAAAGAGTTTGAGGCGTTTATTGATTCGGATGAGTTTATAAATGATGAAGGTTGGAACGGAACTACCAACGGAAACAAAACAAGCTACTCATTCAAAGGCGGTGATGTTGTTATTGAGGTTGAAGAAAACCCGACAGAAAATTTGCTAAATGCTCTTAATTCTGCAATGGCAATACTACGATCTAAACGACTATCAAAGTTGCGGAGTACATTACAATCAGATTTTAGTATTAAGGCTTTAGAACGCAAGAAATCAATCGACAACGCTAAGTTAAAGATTGGAACATCAATAGGTTTACCAATAAGATAATTATATTTGTAGCATGAGCTACTTAAATAATTTATTACATCGCCATCAAATCGACAGGCTATTAAAATACCAAGCAGTTATTTGTTCTAATTTAGGCGTTGATTCAACACTAGACGAAAAGAAAACAGCAAACAAAAAAATAGCTTTGCTTGATAGGTTGATCAGAAAAGTAGATAGAAAATTCTTTTAATATGAACATACATTTAACGACCTCAATGAGAGGCGGCGTAAACTATCACCGAATGGTTACGCCTCATGTAAACCTATTAAAAAAATACCCAGAGTTTAAAGTAGCCTACTCCGTTGATGATCGTTCTTGGATTAAATTAGATTTGAGCAAGATTAATATCTTGGTGTTTACTCGTATGATTTCTTTGGAGGGTTTAAATTACAAAGGCGTTAACTATTCGCTTGAGGAAATTGTAAAGAAATACAAAAAGTTAGGTATTAAATTTGTTGTTGATATAGATTATTATTGGATTTTAGACCGAAATAATCCGATGTATAAAAGTTTTGATAAACATTATCAGAAGCAAGTAAGATTATCGTTAAGGCTTGCCGACTTAGTTATAACAACAAACAAAAGGTTAGCCGATAGGATTAGACCGATCAACAAAAACATTGAAATAATACCTAATTGCATCGACAAAACTCATAATCAATGGGATTACTCACCACTACCAAAGAATACAAAGTTTGGTTATTTAGGTGCAACATCTCACAAGGAGGATGTTAATCTTATGGGCGTTGATTGGTCAGATTATGATGCAACTGCATTTGTTGAGATGTACAAGCAAAACGGGTTTAAGATTAAGAAAGGAAAAGATGTTTATCAATATGGAAAACTTTACAACAATATAAGCGTTTCACTTGCTCCAATAGTTAAGAGCGTATTCAATAGTTGCAAATCAAATTTAAAGGTAATAGAGGCAGCCGCAAAAGGTCGAATGATTATATGCAGCGATGAACACCCGTACAAAGATTTTGAATCTGTTTTATATGCCACAGACTGGAAAAGTCAGGTTGATTTATTAAAAGACTTTACACCCGATGCGATGCGTATTGTAGCCAAAAGGTTAAGCGATGAGGTTAATGATAAATATAATTTAGATACTTGGACAGATTACAGGGCTAAAATCTACAAAAGTTTGTAATAAAAAAGCCCCAAATTAATGAGGCTGTTTTAAAATTATTAGGAGACTCGCACCCCCTTTGTTTTATACTGTGTGATTAAACCATCCGTGGTTGAAGTGTACTTTTACCACACACCACATATTTAATTTTCCAGAAGCAACATTGTTAGCCTCTTCTTCGGTTTCAAACTTTGCAGTTTTACCGCCTTTACCTTTCATTGTGTTTAACGTTTCTTCGTTAAGTACTACAAATAATTTAGTTGTTTTCATTTTGTTTGTTTTTAGTTTGTTTGTTGATACAATAGTAAAACAAATATTTAACATGACAATGAAAAAAAACACTTATTTTTAATAAACCTTTGAAACGTACACTACCAAAAGGATTGAGAGAATTGTAATTTATCTAATAAAGCGAAACAAAAGCGAAACTAAAGCGAAACGAAAGACATAAGATAAGATAAGATAAAAGAAGATAAGATAAAAGAATATAACTAACTGATTTTTTTATTTTTCTAATTTGGGATTTTTACAGGTTATTTGTGTTATAGAATAAACAATCCATGACAAATCCCGTGAAATCATTTGGCGAAAACCTAATCAAGTTAGGTGAAAAGCTAGTTGGTGAGGCTAATACCGAGCTAACAAAAGAAGAAAAAGAAAATACACACAACGTAAAACTTGCTGAAGGAGTAACCGAAGAAGGCGTAAGAGTTTATTCAGAAGATGAAAGCTGGACAGTTGGATCAGAGGTGTTCGTTGAAGTAGATGGCGAAAGAGTGTTAGCTCCAATTGGCGAACACGTTTTAGCTGATGGCAGCGTTTTAGTTGTTGAGGTTGAAGGTATTTTATCCGAATACTGAGAAACCGAAGAAGTAAAAGAAGATGTCGAGGTTGAGGTTGAGGAAAAAGTAGAGCAAGAAAAAGAGGCGGTTAATCCAAAATCTGTAATAGACAGAACAGAAAGAGAAATCAAATTTGAAAATGAGGTTGAATCTTTAAAAGCTGAAATTTCAGAACTTAAAAGCAACACCGAAGCGTTAACGGAATCAGTTACAAACACATTAGCTGAGTTAACTAAAAATATAACAGAATTAGCAGCACCTGCCGATTCAATCACATTAAATGCAGAGGCAAAAGAAACGGTTAAGAAAGAGCCTGTAGATTTATCTGCAATGAACACACAAGAAAAAATAGTACATTTTAATAAACAATTTAATACATTTAAATAATGGCAAATTTATTGACTGGCAATTTTGCTGGAACAAAAGCACAGGGGTATTTGTACCCTGCGGTAATGACCGCGAACACATTAACCAACAATATTGTTGAAACACATGAGAACGTTAAGTACAAGTTAAACCTAAGAAATTTAGCAACAACAGGTTTTATCGCTGATGCAAATTGCGATTTCACAGCAAACGGAGCAGTTGCTTTGTCTGATGTAGTTTTAACACCGAAACAACTGGAAGTTAATATCCAACTTTGTAAGGATGATTTTAGAGATCAATGGGAAGCGTTAGAAATGAAAGGCAAATTATTAGGGCAAGACATACCTGCAAGTTTCCAAGAATTTTTTATTAGCAAAATCCAAGCATTAACTGCAAAAGATATCGAAACTACAATCTGGCAAGGTGCTGATGCAACCGAAGGACAATTTGACGGATTTGAAGCGTTATTACTTGCTGATGATGATGTTACTGATGTAACAGGAACTACTTTAGACGCTGGTAATATTATAGGCGAAATTGGAAAAGTTTACGATGCAATTACTGACGCTGTATTTAGCCAACCAGAAGATGCATTTATCGCAATCTCTATCAAGGCTTCTAAACTTTATCAAACTGCATTGGCAGGATTTGGAACGGGTGGACTTGGTGCAAATGGTTATTTAAATCAAGGTTCAGTTGGAGCAAAACCAATGGATTACAACGGAGTTAGATTAGTTGTTTGTAACGGTTTAAGTGCAAATAAAATGGTAGCTACCGTTAAAGGTAACTTGCATTTTGGCACAAACGTTTTAACTGACATGAACGAAGTAATTATCTTGGATATGACTATGCTTGATGCATCTCAGAACGTAAGATACGCTTCAGGATTTACCGCAGGTGTTCAAATTACTAACCCTACTGACATAGTATATTATTACAGCTAATGGTTTGTTTAGTATCAGAAGGTAGAGCATGGCAATGCAAGGAACAGACGGGGGGAATCTCGGCTATTTACTTTGCAAACTATGACGCATTAAGTGGGCAAGCTGCTCCAGCGTTAGGAATCATCCCCGAATTAACGGGAACGGTTCAATTATATAAGTATAGTTTACCAGAATACACAGCAAGTTTGTCGGAAACAATAAACGCAAGTGTTGAAAACGGGACTTACTTTGTAGAGCAAGTTATTGAGATGACTTTGCACAAGTTAAGAGCAGACGAAAGAGCAGAGATCAAATTATTAGCTGCTGGCAGACCAAAAATAATAGTTGAGGATAACAACGGAAATTTGTTATTATTAGGCTATGAAAAAGGCTGTAATATGTCGGCTGGTTCAGCACAAAGCGGAACGGCAGCAGGTGATTTATCAGGTTATCAATTAACTTTTACAGCAAACGAAGACAACACCGCACCATTTGTGGCTGGTCTTGGTAGTGCAACAATTAATAACCCGTAAGAATTAATCTTAATATTTATTTTAAAAGCCTCTCATTTATTTGGGGGGCTTTTTTTTTAGGGATTTGTTGCCTTGAAATGTGTTATATTTATAATGATTGGAATCTTTCAAAATACTGATTTTTTATATGTTGATTTATTTCAGCATGATCAAAGTATTACATCCGTTGAAAACTACGATTTAAACTTTGTTAATTCAACCGATGGCACTATATACTCAATTGACGATTTAACGCCATTAGAAGCGTTTGAAAGGTACTTTAAATTCGATTTAAGTACATTAAGTTCAACGATGCCAGACGGATTATATAGTTTTAATATAACTTTGGCATCATCAACGCTAATTATCTTTGCAGAAATAGCATATTTTGATAGAACTGCATCAATTGATTTTAGTGAAAATAATATAACGACAACATACGCTATTAATGAAATCTAAAAAAACAGATAACACTTATGCATTATCCGCAGTTGGATATGCTGAAAGCGATACTCCCGAAATAAAGTTTAATCGTACAGATGATTGGGTTGAATGGGGAGAAAATAACGATTATTACACATACATTGATACGTTATACATAGGCAGCGCAATTAATCACTCTTTAATTACCTCTATAAATCAAAGAATCTACGGCAAAGGGTTAACCTCTTTGAACTTTGCACCTATTGATATGGTGAGATTTAATAAGATTTTAGCACCCGAAGAAGTTTTTAGGTTTGTTGGGGATTATAAAAGACAAGGAAATGCAGCTTTGCAGGTAATAACTAACGGAGCTGGCAAGATTTTAGAGGTTAAGCACCTACCAATTGAAACGGTTAGACCAAATAAAGCAAATGAACTTGGGGTTATAGAAAAATATTGGTTTTCAAATAATTGGAGTGATTTACGTTCAGAAGAAAACAAGCCTAAAGCATATCCCTCTTATGTGGTAGGTCAAAAAAAGAAAGGTACTTTTATTTACAGCCTAAAAAATTACGTTCCAAATAACCCTTATTTTGGCGTTCCTGATTACTTAGGTTCTACCAAGTGGATTGAAATGGACATTGAACTTGCAAACTATCATTTGAGCAATATTCAAAGCGGATTTAGCGCATCAACAATAGTTCAATTTAATAATGGCGTTCCTTCACAACGTGAAATGATGCAGATTGAAAAAGGTTTTCAAAACAAGTTAACAGGCACGAACGGAAATAAGATTGTTTTTATTTATAATGAAAACGGATCAACACCCGCAACGATAACACAAGCACCAATACCCGAAGCTGACAAGCAATATGAAAGCATTAGCGCACAAGTTCAACAGAATGTTTTAATCGGTCACAAGATTACAAGTCCGATGTTGGTAGGTATCAAATCAGATACAGGGCTTGGAAATAATGCAGACGAAATAAGAACGGCTAACGAGTTATTGCAAAACGTTACAATTACACCGTATCAAGAAACGATTGAAAAGTTTTTACAGCCTTTGGCAATTGATATGGGCTTACACGTTAGGCTATCTTTTAAAGAACTTGAGCCAGTAGCTGCACCAAACGTGCAATTAAAAAAAGTTAAGTTAAGCATAGACGAAAGCTATGTTTTGCCTGATGATATTCAGGCCTTAATGGTTTCTAATTTAGATGAAAATGGCGACGATGAAGCCGAACTAACCGAGCAAGGTTTTGAATTAATACAAGAAACAGAGGTAGAGGGAAATGACGGCTTAGAAGTTGACGCAAGTTTAAACCTCGTTAGCCCTTGGGGCGTTGCTCCAAATAAAGGCAGCAAATACGATGTTAAGGCAAAAGACGGAAGCGGCACTTGGTTAGTTAGGTATCAATATGATGTAGCTAAAAAGTACGCAAGCAAAGGCGAAATAATAGAAACATCAAGGCACTTTTGCAAAGAGCAAATTGACCGAGCAAATAACGGCAACCGAGTTTACAGGCGTGAGGTTTTAGAAAACTTATCAAATCCTGAGTTTGGAAGCTATGACATATTCACCTACAAAGGATCGTATAATTGCCGCCATGTTTGGAAAAGAAAACTATATTTTAAAACCGATGGCGAGAAAGGTTACAACGCTGTGGGCAATGTTCCTTATGTTGTGGCAAGAGTTAACGACAAAAGAGCAACAACGCCAAATACACCCGTAGGATCATGAGTCAATCTAAAAGTTTATTTATATCACCCGACTATTTAAAAGAGTTAACAGCATTAAATGCTAATGTTGATGATGTTGTTATTAGGGCAAATATTTTAAATGTACAACGTATGTACATCGAGCCTGTTTTGGGAACTGATTTATATGATGCTATTGTTAGCAAGATAAGCGGGGCAGGATTAACGGGCGATTACCAAACATTGGTAAATAAGTGGTGCGCCTCTGCGGTTGCTTGGTACACTATGGTTGAGCTAATACCTACTATTGCGGTTGATATTGCAAGAGGTGGCGTGTATAGAGGCAATGCAGAGAATAGCAGCACCGCAAGCATTCAAGAAATTAATCTTTTAAGAGATGGTTATAGAAATAATGCCGAA